ACGTCTAAAATAGAATTGTTTGTTAAGTTTTGTGTGAATGTAGCAGCCGTTGCCAAGTTAGTATATTTTGCTTTGTAGCTTGTCGCAGTTTTAACCATTATATGACCAGCCCTTCTACTTGAATTTGAACTTGGGTTTGTGCCATCATAGTAATAGAAAAACGTTCCTTCGTCGTGTAATATGTCGTAGGTCGGCGTGTAATTATACCCTTGTTCATACCAACCAAAACCGTCATAAGCTACGTAAGAATTTGTACTAAGTAGCGTGTAAACGCCCCCGTCTAATTTGTATCTTTTCAATTGAACATTGCACCATTGCGTAGTTTGACTTGCTGGAAAAGTATTGTAAATTTCTTGTCTTGTATTCCAACTAATATACTCACGAATGTAAGGCGAAATATTGTAATACGTCTTTACGTTGTTTGAAGCTGGTATTAATTTACTCAAAGTGTAAGTTGGCGAAGCTGGTGCGCTCCCCGTACCGTTCCAAATAAATACTTCTAACTTAGAACCGTCTTGTCCTGTTTCGGATATTTCTACTATATAAGGTGAACGTGCAAAAATACTCATTTTATATTCTTTAAATTTTGGTCTAATATTTCATTTAAAAGCTGTTCGGCATCCAAACCGTACTTATCTATTAACGTATCGGGTAAAGTTTTGTAGGCAGCTTCAAATGGCTTGGTGAAAAATAGGCTTGGTTTAATTCCAGTCATGTAAATACTTCGAGCTATTATAAATCTCAAACCTTTTCTACTTTGAAATTGTCCTTTAACATTTCGTGGTGCTATTCCTTTGCGGACCATCCAACTATCTAAGCTTCGTGTTAATCCGCCTTTTGGTCCCGTACCGCTTCCGAATTTGTACGGTGAATTAGGAGCGTTTTGTTTACCGTAGTTTTTTGAACTTGAAGGTAACCCAGTTGGATTTGCACCTTTTACCCCTTTATCCTGAAAGTTACCGTACGGCTCCATTTCAAAATATACTCCAATCGAGTTAGGCATTTCTTTAACGTCTCCTTTTATTGAATTCGACAATTTGCCGCTGGTATCTTTACCCATCTTTTGTAAATTGGCTTTTGCTTCAGCTACTACCAAATCACGAAACTTTTGTAAGGCTTTTAATCTTTCACTCATTAACAAACAGTCATTTCGTTAGGAACTAAAATGTCAAAAGTCATAGTCCAACCAGCTAAATAGTTTTCAAATCTTTCAGCGAAGGCTTCTAAGGTTGGGTTACCGTCTACTTGAAAAGCATCCGTAAATAAGTCGCCTCGTCTAAGTTGTTCGTATAACCTATTCAGGACCGCTAACATTGTGTTTAGTACGTAAATCTCATTATCGTTACCGTCGAATATATTTGTGTCTTCGTCTTTTGATTTGTTGACAATATCCATTGCCATTAAACTCACGTTAAAACGAATTATATTACTTTCAAACGTTGCGTTATTTACTATAATATGAACTAAAGGAAATATTGTTTGCTTTGCCAAATCGACCGCAAAAATATCGCCTTGAGTAACCGTGTTTACAAATGGATCGTTTTCTAAGTTTGTTTTTAACGTATCTAAAACAGTGTAATAATTAGCCATGTCGTTGTATTTTTTTTAATTCTCGTTCTTCTATTTCTCGTTTTTGTCTTTCATAAGTGAGGTAGGTAAGACACTTTCTAACTCCCAGTCGGGTAACTTCATCAAACTTTGTAACGTCTCCCTGAGAAAGCGCATAGATTGAATTGTACCATCCCCATCGTTTATTAAATTGCGTTCTTTCGCTAAAGTCATTATCTTCGGATTCTTCTGTATCTCCTTCTCCAAAGAGGTAAGCGTATGTTGAACTAAGTCGTTTCCTAAACTCGAAAAAAAAACCGTTGCACCTAAAACAACATCCAGCGAAGCGTACTTCATAACATCACTAAATTCGTCCGTTCCTTTGTACTCAAATATTTCGTATCGGTCTTTTACTTTCTTTGTAATAGGTCGGTACATTACCGCCATCGCTTTATGAAAAGTTTCTACGCTTGAAATATTACTTTCTAAATCAATGTATTCACCGAAACTCATATCTTCCAGATTAGGAATAAACCCGAATTCAGTGTCTTGAATTTTGAACGTAGCTTGAAACTTAGGCTTCGCTTTGAATATTTCGTTTAAATGTAGGGTTAAGCTTTTAACGTCGCTCCATTTGACCTTTACAACGTCTTTCATTTTCAGACCGCAAAATATTTCTATAGTCTTTTGACCTATAAACTCATCGTCATTTGACTTTTCGACTACCTTCATGAACTCTTGGTAGCTCTTTAAAGGTATTTCACTTAATGAAGTAGGTATTACAATTTCTGTTTTCATTCTATATATTAACTTTTAATTCGTGTTTTTGTAGTTTGTAAATATAATTCACACTATTTGCATACTTGAACGGGTGCGAAATATTATATATTTACCAAATGTGGTATTTACCGTAGTTAGAATTCATACCTAACGTTTCCATTTCGTGGTATCGTAGCGCATCAATAGCGTGGTTATTTGTGTCAATCGGTTTGTTTAGGCGTGTGCCTTGTTTATCCGTGTCCCAGCAATAGGCCCGAAGTTCTTTAATTAAGTTTGTGCTATTTGAAGTAACTAAATATTCATTACGTTGCATAACATCTATTCCGTAGTTTATTGAATCCTTGCCCTTTGTAACGCCTTTAATTGTTATTCCGTAGCGTTTTATTTCTTCAATGCTTTTAGGTTCGCTTGAATCAGCGTAAACGGGTACGTGTTTCGGTAGTGCGTTTGCAATATCACTATTTAACATTCCCGTTTGATACTTCAGTTCGTTTATTATTCGTTGCCCGTTGTAATTGTATATTTCAATTATTGCAGTTGGATCATTTGTATATCCGAAGTCTAATCCAATACCGATTAAATTTGCTTCTTTCGGTAGTATGTCAATAGTTTTCCAATTACTAAATATAACACCTTCTAACATTCCTATTTCGCCTAATCCGTAAACCCTCCACCAGTTACTCCAATACGCGCTTGTTTCAGCTTTTAAACGGTTCTTTTCTATTTGTTGTACAATACTATTGTCTAAGGCTTCATTGTCTTTGTACGTGAGAATTAAGAAGTCGCTGTCCTGTTCGTCTTTTAGTTCGGTATGTACCCAAAATTCATTTGCCGGGTTGAAGTCTAAATATATAGCTTTTTTTGTACGTATTGCAAGTTCGTTATAACTCTCAAAGGTTACGTTGTTACATTCGTTTATATAAAGTACGTCACGCCTTGCACCCCGTAATTTACTTGAATCGTCAGCACTAAAAAATTCAAAGCTACTACCGTTTAAAAATTGATAGGTTAATAACGATTTGTTAAATTGATTTTCGTGCCATTTATTCATCCACTTCATTAGCTTAATAAAGTCTTTTAAAGCACCCCTACGTAAATGCGGAATACTTTCAGCAACTACGCTAACTTCAAGTCCGTGTATTGCAGAAGCACGTGCAATTAAAACGGATAATATACCGTACGTTTTCGCCGCACTTGTGCCACCCTGAATAATACGAACCCGCTTTTTGAGTTTAAGTATTTTATTCGTCGAAGTCGTCCGCAGAAACATCAGGAAATATTGGTTGTTCTAAAACTGTTTGTTCAATTTGTTGAAGTGGCGCACCGTAACCGCTATCCATTAATGCTTTGTAAGCTGCTACATCACCCTCACGTGCTTTTTTAATTAGTGCTAAAGTCATTAAATCTTCTTGACTCATTGTTTCTTCAGCACCCGTTAAAGGGTTCTTTAGCTTTTGATTAACTTCTAACCAGTACTTTGCTATTGTGCTTCTATTCTTTGCTCCTTTAGGTCTTCCGTTAGGGTTTCCGCTTTCGCCTTTCTCCCAAGCTGGTTTTAAATTATCTTCTTTTGCCATAATCGGTGTTATATCGGTGTTTACTTTAAAATTTCTCCGTTGCGCTTAATTTCTAAACTCGGGTCGAGTTTTTTCATTCGATCGATTATTACTTGGCAGTATTTAGGGTCGTATTCAATAATTCTTGCTTTACGATTTAATTGTTCACAAGCCACCATCGTAGTTCCACTACCTCCAAAAGCGTCTATTACAATATCTCCCTTTTTAGAAGAGTTTTCTATTTGATAAGAAAATAAACCTATTGGCTTCATTGTCGGATGTTCTCCATTACGCATTGGTTTATCCCATTCAATAACTGTCGTTTGTTTTCTATCTGAATACCATTTGTGACTATCTCCTTTTAACCATCCATATAAGCAAGGTTCGTGTTTCCATTGGTAATCTTGTCTTCCCATTACCATTGTATTTTTAACCCATATAAGTTGTTGTTTTAACAACCAGCCAGCATCAACCATTGCTTTACCAAAATTAATAACTTCAGAAGAAGCGTGCCAAACATATATCGCACCACCTTTTTTTACTGCTGTTGTCAATGCAGTGTAAAAATCATAAAGAAACTTATAAAAGTCATCATTACCCATTGAATCATTTTCAATAGTAAGTGCATCTTTTGTTTTACCTTCATAAGCAACATTGTAAGGAGGGTCAGTTACAACCATATCTGCTAACTCTCCTTGCATTAACTTTTCAAATGTATCTGTTTGAGTACTATCTCCGCAAAGCAATCTATGCTCTCCAATCTCAAATAAGTCTCCTAAAATAATATCAGTCTCAATACCACCTTCAGGAACATCAAAATCATCTTCTTCAGCTTCAAGTTCTTCTTGAACACTTAAATCAACTGGCAAATCTAAACCCCAATCGTCTAACTTTTCAGCGTCCCATTCATTTGCTAAACTATCCCAGTCCCATTCACCAAAACCTACATTATCTTTAATTAAAAATTCGTTTTTTTGTTCCTCCGTCCATTCGTCTGCTATTATAATTGGTATTTCTTTCAATCCTATCTCTTTACAGGCTTTTAAACGCATATTACCACCTAAGACAACGTATTTATTATCTACGTCTGTAAAAACGACTAACGGGCGTTTATTTAGCATATCAGGAAATTCTTGAATAGACTTAACTAACTTTTGAAATTTTCCGTCTTTTATTATTCTTGGGTTCTTCGGGTTGGGTTTAACCTCGCTTATCTTTACTAACT